GTGGTCCGGTCACACCTTGGTGGTTTTGGGTGACTGCTATTTCACTGAAGACGCGGTCGACGCGATGTGCCAACCCGTTTCGGATTGGACGTTGTACTGCCGGCCGGGGCCGTCGACCATCACGGGCAAACCGTACGGCGAATGTTGGGCCTTCTCCCTTCCTGAACACACACATCAGCGATACCGCGAAACCCTGGTCTGGTTGGCCGGCATGGGTGCGCTCGGCGAAACGGGGCGATGCGGCGGATGGCCTTTGTATCGGGCGCTGCTCAACCAGAACCTCAACGATCACACCATGACCACGAACTATCAGGTCATTGACGACTGGTCTGAAGACTTCGACTACCCCCACGACTTTGATATGTGGTCTCACCGCAGGTCCGTCCCAACCCCGTTAAGTGAAAGGCCCGTCCCATGAAAATGATTCTCGGCGCCAACCGGCGCGACACCCGCATCACGATCGTGCTGCCCGTCGACCTCGACGGCGACTACGCGTTCGACGAAAACGGCCGACCCATCAAGGGCAAAACCCCAGTCGAGTTCAGCGTTCCTCGGTTCGACTGCATGACACGTACCGAATTCAAGGCATTGAACAAAGAACTGAGCGAACTTGATGACCTCAAAGACGAGGACGGCAACCCGTTGTCGCCTCAGGATCGGGGCATCGAGGCGGTGCTGGCGATGGTCCGCCCATTCATCACCGCAGAGCAACTCCTGGTCGTCGGGAAACTTCGACTGTTCGAGTTGGAGCAGATCGCCACGGCGATTCAGGAGGGCTCCGCGATGACGGTGGGGGAATTGGCGGCCTCGACCAGCTCCTAGATGAGCATGGCGGGGCCGTCAACTATGACCTGATGACCCGCGTCGGGGTGACCGTCGACGATATCGGTGACCAGTTTTCGTGGTGTCATCTGCGGGATTTCGTCGCTCACCTGCCTCCCGTCCCGGAGTGCGCTTTGTTCCGTGCCCATAACCCGGCGTCGTGGTGGTGGACGCCTGAGTTTGATTTCTTTGCCGCGCTGCTGAACGCGGCGCAGTGGGCGAACTGGCAGCGCGGCGGCGGCAAGGGCGACAAACCTCAGCCGGTGAGACGGCCCCGGGAACGGTCCAAATCGAAGTTGTCGGCCGAACAGGTAGCGCAACGTCGCGTTGCGTTGAAACGTAGAAAGGCAGGTGGATAGTGGCAGTTGAGTTAGCCGTCGGCTATGTGTCCATCGTGCCGGAAACCTCAAAGCTTGAGGCGGGCATCAAGTCCGCGATGTCGAACGCGGTGAAGAACGCCGACCAGGTCGGCGCCGACATCGGTAAGCGGCTGTCTGCGACGGCGTCGAAAGCGATGCGGGACGGGTGGAAACCCGACCAGGACATCATGGCTGGGATTCCTGACACGAAACTGGACCGGATCGGCGCCCGGATCGGGCAGATCATCGGCAAGGGTGTCGTCGCCGGGTTGAAAGCCCGCGAAGCGGGCGCACAGTTCGGGCATTCGTTCGCCGAAGGTGCGGGCAGTGTGGGTGTGGGGTCGCTGATTTCGCGGTGGCGTCGAGAGTTCGGCGGCAACGGGGCGATGCATTCCATCGGACTTCTGGCAGGCAAATCGTTGTCGGCGGGGATCACTGCCGGCGTCGGGGTCGGTGCTGCGGGTATCGGCATCGCCCTGTCGAAAGGTTTTGACCGGCTCGTCGCCTTGGACACCGCCCAATACAAACTAAAGTCGATCCTGAAGTCGGCTGGCCGCGACGCAAGCGAAGTGACCGGAATCGTCAAGGATGTCACCGATTCCGTGACCGGAACACCGTTTTCGCTGGATCAGGCGTTCTCGACTGCGGTGTCGGCGATCGGCGGCGGCGTCAAAGACATCAAACGTTTCATGACTGACGTCGCTGACGCTGCCGGTTTCGCTGGAACCGACTTGGACCGAATTGGGTTGATATTTAACCAGGTTCAGGCCAAGGGCAAACTGACCGGCGAAGAGATGATGCAGCTCATGGAGGCTGGGCTGCCCGCGAAATCGTGGATCCAGGACTCCTACAAGCTGACGTCTGACCAGTTTGAGAATATGCAGCGCGATGGTGAAGTCACCATGGAAATGCTGCAAACCTCGATTGAGAAGCACGCCGGTGGCATGAGCCAGGCGTTGGGCAACACGCTGCAAGGGTCGATCGACAACATGCAGACCGCGTTGGCGAAGACCGGCGCGAATTTTCTGTCAGCGATTTTCGGCGGGCCGACCGGTGACGCCACCGAGGGTTTGAAGTCCGCGGTTCAGCGTGTCACCGAGATGCTCAACAGGTTGAACAACTGGATCGTTTCGCATAAAGACTCGATCAGACAGTTTTTCGATGCTGCTAAAGACGCTGCCGGCACTTTGATGACAGTGCTGGGCAAGATTATCAACGCCTTGAAGGAACATCCAGGCTTGATTAAGGCTGTGGCTGGTGCGTTTGTGGCATGGAAAGCCATTGAGGGGATCGCCGCCCTGTCAACGGCGATTTCGGCTATTTCTAAGCTGCTGCGGGTGACGTTGCCCGCTGACGCCGCTATTGCCGGCGCCGGTATCGCGGCGGGGTTGAGCAAAGCGTTACCGATTATCGGACAAATTTACGCCGCATACGAGTTGGGCAAATCCAATCCGATCTGGAATCCGACGCCATCAACGGGCGCTGATGGATCGCAAGTATTCACCGGCCCGGGTGGTCGCGGATTCACTGTAGGACCGGATGGGAAGATCAGCCTCGGCGTTCCCAGTTCCGGCGGCGGTTCTGCGGGAATCACGTTGAATTCGGGTGGCAACCCCATTTTTGGTGGTGGGTTCGCGCCGACCGGTGGCGGCATGAAAGGCACCTCGGGTCGGGGTTTCCCGATGCCGTGGGGTTCCACGTCTATCGGCAACGCGATGGATGGGGTCGTGGCGCAGCCCGGTAATTTCGCCGCCTTGGACAAGATCGCCGCCAGCCAGTTCAACCTGTCCATGACGTCGGGATTCAGAGATCCGAACGGCCCTGCGATCTCCGGTGTGGCTGCGAACAAGTCTTTCCACGGTTCCGGTCGCGCACATGACTTTTCGGGCAGCCCAGAACAGATGCTGGCGTTCGCTAATTTCATGGCCGACAACTACGGCGGGCAGCTCAAAGAGCTGATCTTCGACCATCCTGGGTTCAGTCGCACGATCAACAACGGCGCGGTGAAGGGACCGTTCGGCGCCTACTACACCAACAACCAGGCCGGCCCGCATAACAACCATGTGCACGTCGCTTTCGATGACGGTGGCTGGCTTCTTCCCGGGCAGACCGCGGCGGTCAACAACACCGGTAAACCCGAACTGGTGATGACCGCCGAGCAGCAGCAGCAGGTCGCGAACACCACCGGGGTTGATCCGTCGTCGATTGTTCACGGCACCGGGGCGGGGTCGGCACCTGGGCCGCAATCCGGGCAGGACGTCATCGCCGCCGCCGACCAATCGGGTTTGGGTGATTTGCTTCGCACTGAAGGTTTCATGCCCGCCAACGCCTCCAATACTGGTGTGGCGGGGACGTCCTCGCTGGCCGGGGTGTTGAACATGGGCAACCAGATCGTGGGGACGGTCATCGACACCGGCTCCAGTCTGCTGCAGACAGCGGTCACAGCGGCGATCATGACCGGCGCGGCGACGGGCTCTTTCGGTGGTGCCGCACCGGCGGCACCGATAGCGGCCGGGGCGGCGAACTATGGAATCCAGATGGGCACACAAGCCCTCAAGCGGGGCGTCACGTGGGCCTACCAGATGGCGTCGATCGGTGCTGATTCGCTGATCGAACAACTGTTTCCGTTCGGTGCGCCGCGTTGGCTGTCCTATGACTACACCAGTTTGGCGCCGCAGCTCGGCATTCAGCAGGCGTTGACGTCGACGATTGAAAAACAAGGCACGGACGTGATCAAGAATGCGTTCAATCCGCAGAACGCACCCGCCCCGGGCGGCGGCCCGCCAGCGCCGGTCGGTGTGGTGCAGGCAGCGTCCGCGGATGCGATGGCGGGGCCTAGTGGCCCGGTGAATCCGGCTACCATGCCTGGTGCCGGTCCCGGTCCTGCCGCGCCTGCCCCGTTTGCCGCGCCACCGCCCGGCGCGGCGGTCGATCCGGCTCCGGTGATTCAGCCAACCAATCCGCAGAACCCCGGAATCGGTGCGCTGCTGGGGTTGTTCGATGACGGTGGCTGGCTTCCACCCGGAGGTATGGGCATCAACCTGACCGGGCGGCCTGAGGCGGTGCTGTCACCGCAGCAGTGGGATGCGATCGCCGCCACGTCAGCCAACCCGCAATCAGCGGCGGCACCGCTGGTGCAAAACCTGTACGCCCAGGACATGCAGGACGCGATCCGGCAGTTGCAGAAAGTTCAGAACCGCAACGTGATGCAGTACGCGGGCCGTTCATGACCGGCATCATCCGAATCGAAATTTTCGGGCAGAACGACGAATACCTGTGTGTGCACGGCGAATCCGCCGGCGACCGCGGTGTGTTCCTAGCCGAGCGCGGGGTGATGGGGATTTACGACTCCCCCGAGAAACAGACGTGGAAGTCCGGTGCCCGCCAGATCGGTTCCAAACAGGTCAACCGCAAAATCCTGGCCCGGGACATGGATTTGCAGTTCATTTGCAAGGAAACTCCCACCCATTCCGCGGAGGAGAACGAATCCTATCTGGTGCAGGCCATCGGATACGGGCTCGATGCGTGGGACGACGACGCCGCCTACGCCCGCCTGCGGGTCACCACCGACGTGTCGGGGTGGCGGGATCTGGACATCGTGCAATACGAAGAACCTGATCTGAAGACCGATCAGGATCCGATCATGCACCAGTTACTCAAACCGGTGTTGAAGCTGCGGTCGGGCAACCCGGACTGGTATCAGGACGACGTCATCTCGGAAAGGTTCTTCAACGCTGACGGTTGGGGTGAGGTGGTGGTGGAAAACCCGACCCCGCGGCCGATGCTGCACAAATGGGTTGTGACGCAGGCGACGTGGACGTTGCCGGACTTTTCGTGGCGCGGCCCGAAAGGGGGCCGCTACCCGGGCGGTGTGCACGCCGGCCGATACATCGCCTGCCCGGAGGTGACCGCCGGTGACGGCGGCATGACCATCGACCTGGACATGACGGAGCTGATGGCCCGCAGCGCGAACAACACCAACATTTTGGCCCGGTTCGGCGGCAAATACTTTCAGTATCCGATCCCGCCGTACACGCAGAAAACGACGTTGCCGGTGTTCGTGGAGAACGTGCCCGACGAGGGGGCGCTGGTGCAGTTGATTCAGCCTCGGCGCTGGCCGCGGCCGTGGGGGCTGGAACTGCGTGCTTGATACGACGTTGCCGCTGCAGCAGCAGTGTGCCGACACGTGGCGGCTGACCAGAGAACACAAGTCCGCCGAGGATCGGCGGCGCCGTGAACCGCCGGTGATCCGGCTCTTCGATGCCGAATGGGCCTGCCAGCATGTGATTTCGGGCATTGAGTATGAGGCCAGTTTCACGTGGGTGTCCAATGACACCGGGCCGGGGATGATTGAGATTCCGTTTGATCATCCCGCTGCGTTGTGGATCCATGATTCGCAGGGCCGCATTGATCGCGGTGAGGGCAGGAACGTCCACATGACCGTCGACTATTGCGGTTCGAGGTGGTCGGGCCGTCTGGATAAGGCGGTGGTGGAATCCCGCGATGACGGGTCGACGGTCATGTCGTTGGCGTTCGCCCACGACTACGAGAACCTCAAATTCATCACCTGCTGGAGCAATCCGTTCCTGGGGGCACCTGTGCAGTTGCCGCGGGCGTGGCTTCTGGCCGGTCCGGTGCCGTGGATACTGCTGACCACCCTGCACGTCAATTTGTGGCGAATCCACAACCCGCTCATCACGATTCCCGACGATCCGCTGGACATCACGCAGTGGGACGATGCGTTCGACCAATCCAATTGGCCGATGGTGGTCAAACCGCAGTCGTTTGTGGATGCGATGAAATCCGGTGCGGTGTGGGGGTTGGTGTCGTCGCGGTGGGCCAACTGGCACGACATGGCGAAGATTTTGTTGGAAGACTCCGAACTGACGGTGACGTGCACCAGGTTCCTTGAGGGTGACCCGTCGCCGTGGGACGGGGCGAACTTACGGCCGGGAACCCTCGTGATCGACATTGAGGACAAGTCGGGTAAACATATCGGCACCTCGGCCGGCGGGAGCCTGTTCGACGGTTTGGTGCGGACGGTCGCCGAGTTCACCGACGACTTCTTGGATTCCACAGACAATTTGATCCGCGACAACGAGTATCCCGCCGACTATTTTTTGCCCGACTACTACGCCACTAACCGGGAGTACCCGTACGTGGTGTACCGGACCGGTGAGGGGTCCGGGGTGGAAACCTCGAAGTTCATCAACTCACCGGCGAAAGCGGTCACCGTGGCCGTGGGTGGGCACTCGATGCCGGGGGTGAACGAGGCCATCAGCGCCTCCATCCAGGCGGTGGGCGACATCTGGGGCAACCTGGTGATGGTCGGGTCTTTGGGCGGCACCATCGACACGATGATCAAACCGATCTATGAAGACACGCTGCTGGCGTGGATGTCGGTGAAGAATTTGAACCGGGCCGCCAACGCCGGATGGAGCCGTTACGAAGAGTTTTTCCAGGACGTCGGCGGGTCCACCGGCAAGGCGTACACCATCGCTTCGCTGATGGTGCTCAGGGCCGGGTTTTGGGCCACCAAAACAGTGTTGGCAAACGAAATGACAGTGTTGGATGCCTCCCCCTATCTGGTGGGCGGCAACGGGTTAGGGCATTACTTCCTCGACGATCGGATCGGGTTCGCCCTGGAGAACGACCCCACCGGGCAGGTGTGGATCGACCGTGCCCGAAAAATTGAGTTGAAGTGGGATTCGGAGACGTTCCCGGAGTGGGTTCCCACCATCGGAGATCCGCGGAATCTGCAGGATCCGGCGCAGCGGGCGTGGGGAAAAATTGAGCAGATGATCGCCGCGATGCGCGATCTGGGGGTGTGGTGATGCCCGGTAGAGGACAGTTCCCCACCCGGGACAACTGCGACCCCAACGACCCGGAAGAGTTCGCGTTGTGGGCGTTCGCGGCGCTGCCCGGGGTTCGCGGCGCACCGCTGCTGATGCCACCGGACTACTACCGGATGGTCAGTAAAAGGTTGTGGGATTTGGGGTTCCGTCAGGTGGAGCCGCCGACGTTGGAGTGGGTGGCGCCGTCGGCGACTGAAGCGCACTGGATGACTTCCCCGGGTCGGTGGGTGCCGGCGGGGACGGCGGCGACCATCACCGAGGATGAGCAGGCCCGCCACATCGTGGATCGGATGTCGATGCAGCAGCGGGCCGAGTTGAAGCAGGCGTTGCAGTGTTGGCGGGACGGTGACCCGCTGCCGGACACCCCGGCCGGGAACGCCGCCAACGGGTTGACCGACCATCAGCGTGACGTGGTGTGGCGGGTGTTGACGTGCCGCAACTGATCACCGACGGCGGCAACTGGAACGCCGCCACGAACAGTCCCGGTTTGGTGGACGGCACCGGCACGGCGGGGGTGTTCTATCACGTCACCGTCGCCGGAACCCGCGATCTAGGGTCGGGTGCGATCACGTTCGTGGTGGGCGATTCGGTGGTGTACACCGGGGCGGTGTGGGAGCGGGTGTCGGGGCAGATCACCACCGACCAGTCCGTGAACTACACATCGCTGTCGGATTTCGCGGCGAAAACCGAAACCGACTGGACTGACGAGATTTACACCGCCGAGGAGAACCGGTGGGGCGATGCGGGTGTGCTCGGTGGGTTGTTCGCGGGCCTGTCGCAGGGTAAGCCGTTCATCGCCGCCCTCATCGAGGCGGTGGTGCATGAGGTGTTCGATGACATCACCGATTTCTTTTCCGATGTCGATGACGCCTTCGGGGCGTTGGCCTCTAACTTTTCCGGCAAGTGGCGTGACATCATCAACGCCAAGGACGCCGCCGACTACGCCAACGCGCAACTGGCGGTATCGACGCGGCTGATTAAAGACTTGTTCGACGGCGCGGCCGGCGGATTGAACGCCGCCCTGTGGGTGATCCAATATTTTGATCAGGGTTTTGCCGGCGGAACTCCCGCGCAGGACGGTCGGGGCAACTGCTGGTGGGACGGTGTCGGTGCGGTCACGCGCGCCGCGTTGGCCCGCTACATCGACCAGACCACCGACACCGATAACCAGGTCATCACGATCGTCATGCCCAACCGGGTGCAGTCCCCGGTATGGGCACCGCTGATCAACCAGTACACCACCCCGGAGTCGTGGCTGCGAATCTTAGGCCGCATGAACACCGCCCAAACGTCGTATATGTGGGCGCAGATTGGCCATAACTCGGTGGCGTTGGGGTGTGTAACCAACAACACTGAAACGGTTTTTTCCTCAACGGGATGCGCCACCCAGGACGGCGATGTGTGGGATTTCTACATCGGGTCCGAGGTAAATGACTACTCGTTGCGGTTGCGGCGCAACGGGGTCGACGTTCTCACCTATGTTGACGATTCAAGCCCCGAGAACAATACCGACGGATCTCATGTCTCAGTCAAGGGTGAGGATTACCGGTCGGTGGGGTTCTTCATGTATGCCGCGCACCGCGGAATTTTTTTGACTCAAACATCACCGGGAACGATCGCCGTGTTTTCGGCATCCGACAACTAGGAGTTCAGTGTGCGCCCTGTGATCACCAGAACAGCGGAGGTGTATCGGCTGTGGGTCGACACCGATCTGACCGACCTATTCACGTCATTGGCGTTGAAGGGATGGTCCTGCCAAATTGCCTGCGGCCTGGACGGTTCGGACGTGAAGTGGGTGGTCGGTCTGTCGTTGCCGGCGGAACGGCGGATGGTGTCGGCGTCCCGCACCGATGTGGTCATCTCGGACGGGGTGACGGTGGAAACGATGACCGTGGCCGCATTCAACGCCGACCATCCAGACGAGTTGATCGAGGAGGGCTCCTGAGGTGACGATTCCGCAGTGCACGGTCACCATCGGCGACCTATCGGCGTTGATCGGTGTCGATGAAATCGCTTTTGAGGGCACCGAAGTTTGGTTCTACCCCAACATCACCGACGGCGATCTGCTGCCGTTGAATGCGTCGCTGTACCGGCTGGAACCGGTGCGCGGCGTCATCAACACCGACGGGGAGCTGGAGAACCTTGACGGCGATCCTGGGGTGACGTTGCTGGCGAATGATGCGGCGCTGAACTTGGACGTTCCGTTGCAGTGGCGGGTGGTTTTCCGCCGCGCCACCGCGCTGGGTTTTGACCGTGAGATCACGTCGTGGTGGTTCACCGCACCCGACGACGGCGACACCGTCGATTTACGGTTTTTAGCGCACGTTCCGGGCACGACCGCGACCGGGACGACCACCAACCAGATCACTGGTGTGCCAGCGGCGGTTGACAACATTTCCGACTCGGGTGCGTTCGGCCGTGACGTTGTCCGATCGACCGACGAAGAAGCGTTTTGGGATTTGTTCGGCACGGTGCCGCCCGCAAATTTGCCGTCCTACATGGACGATGTGTTGGAGTTCGCTGACGGCCCAAACAGCGGAATCACAGGGTTCCCCGCGGTGGGGGAAACCGGAAAAATTTACGTCGACAAGTCGACCGGAGATTCCTACCGTTGGACAGGTTCGGCGTATCTGCGGATTTCAGACAGGATCACCGCCTCGGGCATCACCGATTCGACAGCGTTGGGGCGTTCTTTGGTGACCGCGGCGTCGCAATCGGCGGCCAGGTTGGCGGTGGGGCCGGCGGTGTTCGATGCCCGCGATTACGGGGTCGTCGCCGACGGGCAAACCCATAACAATGTGGCCAACCTGCTCGATGTGGTGGCCCAGTGCGCTGCTGCCGGGGGCGGCACGGTGGTACTGCCGGCGGGTGTCATCGTCACCTCCGAGTCAGTCAAAGGTGCCACGGTCACCGCCGATTCGGGACGCACCTACACCAACAAGGGCGGAATTCCGCTGCCGTTCAACACCCCCATCAAAATCATGGGGCAGGGCCGCAACAACACCACGTTGAAGCTGTCAGCGGGATTCCAGCGGGCATTCGACTTGTATCTTCCGGCTCCCTACACCGGCGGCTACCGGTACTTCCGCGACATTGAACTGTGCGACATGACTATCGACAAGCAGAATTTGAAGGGCACTGATGTCGCCGCGAATACTGCGGTGGTGACGCCGTCCGGCTCGTCGACGACGGTGCGGATACCGCCCAGCACCGACGGGCCGCTGTCGGGGTCGGTGGTGTCGGTGTCGGATTACACCAAGGTCGGCAGCTACGCCAACGTGGCGGCGTTTCCCGGCACCGGAACAGTCGGAAATGTGTACATCGACGCCGCGAACAACCACTCGTACACCTGGTCGGGGTCGGCCTACAGCCGGGTGCAGTGTGTGTGGGTCACGTTGCCGGGGATTTCCGGTGTCACGTTCAAACACTGTGAGGCGGTGTATGTTCCGTCGGGACAGTCGGGCACCGCGTCGGGATATGTGTTGCGCGGCAGGGTCAATCCGGCCAACACTTCCCAATATCAGGTGATGGCCTGGTATGCGACGTTGACCCTCAACAACGGCAACACGGTGCAAGGCACGGTTCAGGGACACACCATCGTCGGTGATACGTACATCGCCGACTTTCAAGGGGCCGGGTATGCAGCCGGCAATCTCGGGTACAGCCTGCAAAATCTGTACGTCCACGACATTGACGCCATCAACGTGTACACCCGAACGGGTGCGGTGGCAACCTACCCGGCGAACTACAACGCTGTGGCCCAGATTTCCCCGCAGCGCGGAAACACCGATCCTGCCACTAACTTGACGAAGTACTCCGACGTTCAGAATGTGCGGTTTGAGCGGGTGCGGGGTTTCGGCGGCGAGGTGGGATTCTGCATCGGCCCCGGCGGCAGAAATTCAGGCACCCAAGCGTGGCTGAACGACATCGCGTTCATCGACTGCTATCACGACACCCTCAACGACTGGTGGCTTACCAACACCAGCGGCGGGGCCGGTCTGAATTTCATGATCGGCAGCACTTACGGGTGGCTGGGGCGGGTGGCGGTGGTGCGCTGCGAAGGCCGACGTTCGCACGACGTCGGCTTGGAGGTAGACAATCCGTGGCACGCCATCGAGGTGGACTGCGTGTGGCGCGACACCGCCGTCCCGTTGTTCTTCCAGAACTTTTCCGTCCCCGCCAGAACAAGCGCCGGACCGGTCACCACCACCCTGAAAAGCGCCACCAATTCCAGCGTGACGACGGCGGTTTTCCAGATCGACATGACCGCCATCGCACTGAGTGCCGCGAATTTCGTTGACCGCGCCGGGGTGGCCCTGATCGACACCGAATTGTGTTGGTATGAGGTGACCGCGGCGACCGGCGGCAGCAGCCCCGAAGCGACGGTGACGCTATGGCGCGGCCTCAACGGCACCAGCGCCGCATCGCATTCCGCCGGCGCCACAGTGACGTTCGTCGAAACCCACAAAACCGCCATTCATTCAGTGCGGTCGCGGATCGAGAACTCAAACGGAGTGAGTACTAGGGCGATCAGCACCGTAAATTTCGGTTTCCCGTTGTCGCCGTTGACGATCACCGACGCCACAGTCATTCTGCATGGCGGGTGGGGGAATTTCTTGCTTTCCAGTGGCTGGCGGTCAGAGTTGACCATTCAGGGCTGCACTTTCGTGCAGAACCAGATGTACCACAACCAAGTGTTGCCGACTCGGGCGGCGATTTCGGTCACCGACGCCACCGCCGCCATGTACGACGACGGTGTGCCGATCACACCATCCCGGATCACCGGCCGCGGGAACAGCTTCTCGGTGAACGGTGTGCTGACGTCCTCGGGGAAGAACAACTATTACTCGGTGTTCGCCCCGAACGCCGGCTGGTATCTGGTCGATTGGGAATCTCACGACACGGTGGTGTTGTCGCGCCAGTCGGCCACCCAAACGGCCAGGACAGCGTCGGTGATGCTCGACCCCACCAAGAACCTGGAAAGCGGCTACAACAGCTCGACGCTGCCCAGCACCGGCTATCAGACGCTGGTCTACCAGAACAACAACGCCACTTACCATCTGGTGGGTTTCAGCAACACCAGCAACGATTGGCTGTTTACCAGCGGAAATCATTGGGCACCGATCACCAACAAGCTGATCCTGGACGCGGGTTCGCGAATCCGCACAGTGGCCCGCATCGTCGACAACGCCGACCCGGTCGGCTACCGGTTGGGCTCGGCCACCGATGTCACTGTCACACAGTCAGTTCTGGGCGTTTTCGATCTGGCCGGAACGTTGTCTGATCAAGTCGACAGCACGCAAACCATCAACGACGGAACCGCCTACCTGTAACGGAGATTTTGTATGCCCACTACTGTGCAGACCCCGCTGACGGGGTCGTCTCTGATCGTCCCGGCGTCGGGTGTCGCGGCCGCTACCTCGCCGTCCGTCGGCAAGATCAACGTCTACGACACCACCACCTCAGGGGTGAACGCCACCACCACTTTGCCTGCCTTGTCAGGACTGAACGTCGGGTCGCGTTTGATCGTCGCCAAGCATCTCGGTGACGTCTCGTCGCGGACGGTCACCGTGAGTTGCGCCGGGAGCGACAAGTTTTACGACGGCCTTACCACGTCGTTGACGTTGTTCATGGCGGGTGGGCAGCGGGAACTTCAGGTCGTTTCCATCGGCGGCACCAAATACTGGGCGTACACCGGGACAGTGCATTCGGTGAACTCGGCGGTGGTGAATGTGGATGCCACTCAAACTCTGACCAACAAGACGCTCACGTCTCCGACGTTGACCACGCCCCAACTGGGGACACCTGCAAGTGGCACCCTGACGAACTGCACCGGACTGCCGGTTGCTGGCATCACGGCCTCAACGTCCACAGCGTTGGGTGTGGGGTCGCTGGAATTGGGTCATGCCAGCGACACCACGTTGTCGCGCTCCGCAGCCGGGGTGATAGCGGTGGAGGGTGTGGTCGTCCCGACCGCTACCGACACCCAGACCGCCGAATTGACCAGCGGCGAAGGAGTCTTTTCCCGTTTCTACATGGTGAGCAACACGGCATCCATGCCCAACGGATCGCTGCGCCTCACGTATTTCACGGCGAAAAAGACGGAGACGATCACCAAAATCCGAACCCGGAGCGGCACAACCGCAGGGGCCGGGGCGACGTTGACGAGGGTCGGGGTTTACTCGGTCGCCGGTAATGGCGACTTGACCTTGCTTGCGTCCAGCAGCGCGGCCACCACCAACCTGTGGACCGGCTCCCTGACAAGCTACTCGACGGCGCTGACGAGCAACTTTTCCAAAGTGCGGGGCACTAGGTACGCGGTCGGGGCGCTGGTGGTCGGCGCGACAACGTCACCGACGATGGTCGGAATTGTGTGCCCCGATAACACCGAGTGGGGCTTGGACCCGAGGATCGTCGGCACTGTCCTCTCGCAGACCGACCTGCCGTCAACGGTGAGCGCGGCCAGCGTGGTGGACACCCCCAACACCGTGTACTTCGGACTGGCAACCTCATGACCGACTACTTGATTTCACCGGTCGCCGAGCGGACCATTCCCGTCACACGGGGCGCGGATCGCGCGTTCACTATCCGCCGTGTCGACGACCAGGGCGACCCGGTGAATTTCGGAATGGGAACCACGGTTTACATGTGGGTCGACATTGACGTGTCGGACCCGACGAAGGTCGAGGCGGCCGTTTCGGGGTCCGAGGCGGCGTTCCTACTGCCGTCTACCGTGCTAGATCAAGTCCGCAACCGAACCCGGTGGCAAATCGTCTGGGACCAGGGCGACGTCGAAATTCCGGTGTTGGTCGGCAGGTTCGAGCGCAATGACGGATAGCGTCGTAATCCACCAGGACGACGTTGTTGACGTCGCCATCGCCGAACCTCCCACCGTTGAGCGGATTCTGGTGCTTGGCCCCACTGGATTGCCCGGGGCTACCGGCCCGCAGGGCGCTACCGGGCCGCAAGGGGCGACTGGCCCGACCGGCCCGCAGGGTATTCAAGGCCCGAAAGGTGACACTGGAGCCACTGGGCCGCAGGGCCTCAACGGTGACCCTGGCGCTACCGGGTCCATGGGGCCTACGGGCCCGACCGGCCCGCAGGGATCTAAAGGTGACACGGGTGCCACTGGAGCCCAAGGGATTCAAGGCCAGAAGGGCGACACCGGGCCGCAAGGGGCGACTGGCCCGACCGGCCCGACCGGCCCGCAAGGCGCGACCGGTGCGACCGGCCCGACCGGTGCAACCGGCCCGACCGGCGCAACTCCCACCATCACTGACAACTCCGACGGCACGGCAACAATATGAGACGCGCAATCCTGGGGTGCGTCCTCATCGTGATCGTCCTCGGGGGCAGCTTCTGGCTCGGCGCCGCCGGCGGCGTTTTCAACGACGACATCAACTTCGGCGATGACGATGACTAACGACACCATCACCGCGCTCGCATTGTTCACACTTTTCTGCGCCGGAATCGGCATGTTGTTCGCCGCGATCTGGGGAGGCTAGGTTGGCCGAGAAAATACTGACCTATTCACGGTCGGCTGTCGGATCATACGACGGTGTCACACAGCAATATTCGTGGGATTGCGGACCAGCATCAGCGCAAATAGTGTTGCAGGCCGCCGGAATTGAACGATCAGAAGACTGGCTGATCCAGCAGATCGGCACCTCCACAGCAGGCACAAACCACTGCGGGCTGATTACCCCAGTCCTGAATGCGTTGCTGCCCGGGTCGGGCTACAAAGTGGAGTGGCTGACCAAAGACCCGGCTACCGCCGCCCAGGTGGAGGCGTTGTGGAAAAACGTGTCGCGGTCCATCAACGCCGACACCCCGCGGGGCTGCATCCTCAATTTCGTTTCCCCGCCGTGGAATCGGCCCAAAGGTACCCGAGGGTCGGTAAGCCCCGACTACCGCGGCAACAACACCATCTATCACTATGTGGCGTGCATGGGGGTCGTCGACGACGGTCCGGGCGGCCGGCATTTCTGGATCGCCGACCCCGGAATGCCCCCGCACGGGTTTTGGTGCAGCGTTGAACAGGTGGCCCAGTTGATCGTGCCGCATTCATACGCCTACGCCGCCGATGTGGTGGTCAGCGCGAAACCGAAAACCGAACCTGCCACCGCGGCAGCCGCAATCAAACAACCGGATTGGGATGCTGTGTGGCTCACCCACATCGACCATCTGGCGGTCACCTACGGCGATGTCGACGCGGTCGGATGGCTGGTGAAGGCCGCGAAAACAGACAGCCGCGCCAAGCGGGCCTTGGCCCGCCTGGAAAACACGAACCCGGCCGCCCTGCAACAGTTCCTAGCAACGAAAGGCTGAAAAGATGATGACACCGAAAGTTCGGCAAGTCCTCTACGTGCTGGGTGTGGTGGCGTTCAGCCTCCTGACCTTGCTGTCAACGTTCCGCATCATCGACCCGAACACCGCCAGCTCGGTATCGGCGGCGTTGACGTCGATCCTCGGGGTGTTCGGGGTGACCATTTCGGGTGTGGCCGGATACAACGTGTCCAAGCAGATCAACAACGGAAGCATCGCACCGTCGTCGCCGGCCGATCAGGTGATCACCGGCATCGACTCGGTGATAGCCCAAGCCCAACACGCCCAGTCCGAGGTGGACCGCGTCAAAGATGCGGTGACCTCGGCCATTCAGGACGTTCCGGTGCTGGGGCCGTTGGCGCAGCAGGCCATCAATAAACTGCCGTGAACACCATTCCCGACCCGCAGAACGCCCTCGATGTATTCACCATCGTCGCGGTGGCGTTGATCGGGATCGTTCCGTCGTGGCTGGCACACAGAAACCACAAAGGCATCGCCGAAGTCCGCGACCAGGTGAAGAACGCCCACAAAACCAATCTGCGCGACGATCTGGATCGGGCGATCGCCGCGGTGGAATCCTTAAGTCACGATGTGCGGGGTTTGCGGCAGGATCTTGCCACCGAAGAGGACCGGCGCCGGCAGCAGATTGCCGAACTGCGCGACGACATTGAGCGTCGCCGCTGATGGTGTCGCTGGCGAAACGGTTGGCGACAGTGGTGGCCACCCGATCCAACAGCGGATGCGTCACCTGCGCCTGGCTGCAAACCCTGTCCGACGGCGACCGCATCGCCTGGGATCAATGGATCGCTGAGGGCCGCAGCCTCGCCCAACTGCATGAGGTGGCCAGCTCCGACACCGACAACCCGTTGAACGTGTCGTTGACGGCGGTACGGATGCATCAACGACACCACCGAGTTTATGGCTCTTGAGGCACGCCTCACCGCGATGCGGGAATCGGTACGCAACCGCATCCTGATCCTCGACGTCGAACGCCTCCCCGGCATCACCGAGCAGTACTGGTGGGACCGCGGTGACCTCAAGAACCGCTACATTCACTACGAAACGGTCACGCGAAGTCCCCGCACCACCATCGTGTGCGCCAAATGGTACGACCAGGCCGACGTCATCGAGTTGGCCGAATGGGATCCCGGAGGCCGGAAAAAGTTTCTCACCAAAGTGCACCGCCTCCTCAGTTCCGCCGACATCGTCGTCGGCCACAACATCGACAACGCCGACATTCCGTGGCTGGCCGGCGACCTGTACCTTGAGGCGAACCTGCCTCCGCTGCCGCCGATGAAAACCGTTGACACCCTCAAAATTTTGCGCCGCCAGTTCAAAGCCGGGGCACCGTTCAAATCGTTGGACGCGTTCTGCCAGATCGTCGGCATCCCAGCCAAAACTGACCGTTATGACCGAGCCGCGATGGAGCGGGCCGTAAGCCAGAAATCGGTTGAGGACCGCCGCCGCCTCACCGACTACTGCGCCGGGGACTGCATCGCCACCCAAGGGCTCTACGACTATCTGCGGCCCTACATCGCCAACCATCCGGCGTTGTTCGTCGACGGCCAGGATCCTTTGCGGGTGTGTCACCGCTGCGGCCACGACACCGACCCAATCCCGCGACGCTTCGTCGCCAACGTGCTCACCTATTCAATGCGCCGCTGCGCTAACTGCGGCGGCTACAGCCGCATCAGTATCTCCCCGGAGCGGATGAGCTTTATCCGTTCGGTGTGACCAAGAAAGGACTTGACGATGATCGGCTACGAGCCCCTGGTCGAAAAGATGGTGGTGATCACCGGGCAGGATTTCAGCCACTTCTTCGGCGTGGAACCCGACGACCCGTTCCCCGCCGGAACGGGAGTCACGTTGAGAATTTTCGATCGGGAATCCAACCAGATCGGGGCGTGGCCGGCGGTGACGGTGCAGCCCGGCGGCGCCCAGGTTCAGATCACCGCCGAAGACCTTGATCTGGTGCCCGACGCCAGCGTGTTCCGGGTCCACGTCGAATACGCCGACGGCACTGACCTCATCTGGTACCGCGGCCGAGTGTGGAGGAGAAACTGATGCTGGTCACTCAACTGAACTTGATGGTCACCGGTCTGCAGAACATCAACAAAGCGAGTCTTCACACCGGTGACCCCGGCAACCTCGGCGACAACGACTCCGGGGAAACCAAACAGACGTTGGTGTGGTCGACACCGGCCCGCGGCTACATGCGGGCCACCGTCGAATTCGTCGACGTCCCTGCGGGCACCTACACCCACGTCGGATTGTGGGACGACTCGGAATTCATCCACGCGAGACCGTTGAACGTCACCCTGCCCGATCCGCAGAACCTTCGTGTCCTTGTTGAGTTCACGGTGGAGGCCAAGTCGTGATCGGCGAAGCCGACACCAAAGATCCCCGTCCGGTAGCTCCGCGCTGGGTCGACAGCTACGCCAAAGGCGTTCAGGGCGGGGTCGACATTTCCACCCGGGTCACCGGCCTGTCCTACCTGTACGACGACTTCAACACCCTCAACGCCTGGATTCCGGTGCACGGCCGCCTGCAGGTGTCCGGCGGTAACACCTCCGACGTTCTGGTCAACGGCCTGACCTACGGGGCGGCGGTCCACAAAACGGTGCTGCTGACCGACAACTGCCGCGCCAAAGTGAAAATCAACGACGGCATCCTGTTCGGCGGCGAATCGCGGCTGGTGATCTGCTCCGACGCCCGCATGAACCGCTACTACGGCGTCGCTATTCAATACACCATTTTCGGCAGCCAGGTCGCGATCATCCGCGGCACCTCCAGCATCGCCGCCGACCGGTACGCGACGACCACCGTGTCAATCAGCGTCGGCGATGAGTTCGAGGTGTGGTACGACCGCATGAATTCCACTGTGCGCGTGTACAAGAACGGTTCGGAGGTGTGCAGTCAATACTTTCCGCCGGCGGACATCCCCCACGGCCCCGGAAACCGCTACGTCGGCATCGTGATGGCGGCGGTCTGGTATTTGGGCATCGGCCCGAAATTCGATTCGTTGGAAGCGTGGGACGAGGACGATCCGGCGCCCACGGTGTACGACCCGATCGACTCGCTGACCGTCCACCCGAAATGGACACCGAAATACAATGGGGTGCGGGTCAACCAGCATCTGTTCCAACCGAATTCCCTCGGCCCGAACCGCACCCAGTTCGACACCGCCGCAGTGCTGTGGGCGGACCCGATGCAAACCAACTCGGTCAAGGTGGTCACCACCGTGCTGCGGTGGTTCACCGGCGAATTCACGTTGGTGGTCCGTTCCAACGCCGCCATGACCAACTGGGTGGGGGTCCGGTTCATTCAGGAACTGAACGACAACCGCATCCAGCCCGTCATCGGCACCGGTGTGCTGTACGAAAACATCCTCGCCAAAGGGTCGGTGCCGCACACCCTCAAAGAGATCATCGAATCGACCCGGATCGTCACAAGCGGTGACACCTACACCGTCACCTACAACGACGCCACCAACACGATCAAGGTGTACAAAGGGGCGAACACCGCCCCCATTCTGTCGTACTACTTCGACTACGAATTCACCGGCACCGGAAAATATGTGGGCATGATCTGGAACACCAGTCTGTTGTCGTCGGCGATCGAACCGATTGCCTACGAAGCCTACGACGTCACACCCACCCAGCCGCTGCCGGGATAACTGCGATGCGGCACGGCGACAGCGCCTGGATCGCGTTGGCTGTCGGGGTGGCGGTTTACGAGATCGCCGCCCCGCCCGGAGAACTGCTGTCGGAGGCCGTTGACCGCTACCGCGCCAAACATCGGTGGCTGACGACGGTGGGCATCGTGTACACCGCGGCGCATCTGCTGCGGCTGTGGCCGGCCCCGCTGGATCCGCTGCACCGGCTGGCGGTCTGGATGGGCAGATGAACGCCGCCGAATATTTACGGCGATGCATCCAAAAGATTCTTGACGACGGTGACGGATGGCAGGTTGACCAGTTCGTGATCTGTTTGGGCCTGGAGCGCATCGTCGATGGGCGGGTCGAGTCCACACCGTGGGTTTGGTCACCGCCCGAGCAGCCGGACTGGCAGACAGACGGGTTGATGCGGGCGGCCTTGGAGTTACGGTGCGACTCCGACGTCGACTCCGACTAGGGGCCGGAATGGTTTCGACAGACCGACGAAAGCCGCACGCGGCACCGGACTGGACGTGAGTTCGATTCTCACCGGCTCCACCACATCCCCCACCTTCGGGTGGGGGCCGTTTTTTGTTGCCTCAATGCTGACAGCATTGTCGTCATCCGACACAAACTTCTGTGGACCAGGTCCACACGCGACTGTGTTTCTGCAGGTAACCAGTGACCGCGACTGATAGTTACATGAGTGTCTTTTTGCACGTCAACCTGTGTTTTTGCGCTTGCGTGCAAGGGTTCGAGTCCCCTTAGCTCCACAGAAAACACGCAGGTCAGACGGCATAAAATTGGCACGATGGACGCAGGTCCACACACCCTGTCCACACGGGTCGTACAATCGCGGTCATGTCGCTGCGTTTCCGCACCCGCTCGGACGGGTCGGTCTACACCCAGGTCCGGTTCCGGCTCGGCGCCCGCCAGACGTCGCTGTCGTTCAACGACCACGCCGAGGCGATGCAGTTCGAGGAGCTGCTGGTCAAGGTCGGGCCGGTCAAGGCTTTGGAGATCACCCGGATCGTCATCGCCTCGGACAAGGCGATGACGGTGGGGCAGTGGCTGGCCCACCACAACGCCCACCTGACCGGGGTTGATGCGGGCACGATCGCCCGCTACACCTCCTACGCCGACAACGACTTCGCGGCGCTGGCCGACATTCCGGTGGCGGCGCTGACCCCCGATGATGTGGCCGCCTGGATGAACGGGCTGCGTAACCGCGACGGGTCGGTGCCCTCGGGTAAGACGGTGGCCAACAAGCACGGCTATCTGGCGGGGGCGCTCAACGCCGCCGTGGACCGTGGCCACCTGCGGTCCAACCCGTGCGACAAGGTGAAGCTGCCGCGCTGGGACCGCGCCGAAATGTGTTTCCTGGAGCCGTGGGAGTACCACCTGCTCCGTGATGCGGTGCCCGAGTTTTGGCGGCCACTGGTGGAGTTCCTGGTGGTGTCCGGGGCGCGCTGGTCAGAGGCCACGGCGTTGCGGCCCGACGACGTCGACCGCGCCGCGGGGACAGTGCGGATCACCCGGGCATGGAAGACCGGCGCCGGCGGCTACCGGTTGGGTGTGCCCAAGACGAAGAAAAGCGTCCGCACCATCAACGTCGACGACGACGTCCTGGCCCAACTGGACTACGGCCGCGAGTGGCTGTTCACCAATTCGGGGCGGGGCCGGCGCAACCTCGACGGGGTGGTACGCATCCACTCGTTCAACCCGAACGTGTGGGGTCCGGCGGTCACCCGCGCCGCCGACGCCGGTTTGAGGAAAACGCCGCGGGTGCACGATCTTCGGCACACCTGCGCGTCGTGGCTGATCGCGGCGGGCCGACCGCTGCCTGCCGTGCAGGCCCAGTTGGGGCACGAGTCGATCCTGACCACGGTGGGCGTGTACGGGCATCTGGACCGGGGCGCGGGCCGCGACAACGCCGACGTGCTCGCGTCGATGATCAAAGGTCAATAGAAATTGACATGTCGTGCCGCTTTGCTACATTCGCGGTCAGCACACATCAGTTCCGGGGAGGAACAGAAGGGGGCGTCGGAGTGGAGATTGAGCAACTGAAGGCGTTGATGGCGGTGGTCGATCCGCAGTCGCTGTCAGTGCAGGACCGGCTGGCGGTGTTGGAATTCGCCCAGAAAT